TAATTCCTAATGTAAAATTTAACGAAACAGAACTACGCTGTGATTTACCCAATGGTTCTAGAATAACCTTACTAGGTTCTGAGAACTCTGATGGATTACGAGGTATCTATCTTGATGGCTGTGTTATAGACGAGTACGCCAATATCAATGGCAAGTTATTTACTGAGATTATAAGACCAGCATTATCCGATAGAAAAGGTTGGTGCGTATTTATAGGTACGCCACAAGGAACAAATAATAACTTCTATGAACTATACCAACACGCACAAGCTAATAAAGATTGGATGCACTACATAGCAAGAGCATCTGATACTAAAATTGTAGATACAGAAGAACTTACAAAAGCAAAAGAGGTAATGGGTGAAAAGAAATTTAGACAAGAGTTTGAGTGTGATTGGATTGCAAATATTGAAGGTGCTATCTACAATGATGTTATAATTAAAATAGAAAATGCTAAACAGTTATCTAGAGTTCCTTATGATCCATCGCTACCAGTAAACACAGCTTGGGATCTTGGAGTATCAGATCACTCTGCAATTATATTTTTTCAACAATTAGGCAGATCAATAAACATCATTGATTACTACGAAGAACGTGGTCAAGGATTACCGCACTATGTGCAAGTTTTAAAATCTAAAGATTATATTTATAATAATCATTATGCACCGCATGATATTGAGGTTACAGATTTTAGTAATGGAAAAACAAGACGTGAGGTTGCTTATCAGCTAGGTGTTAGATTTAAAGTTATACCAAAAATATCTTTAGAAGATGGCATACACGCTGTATCAATGTTGCTACCACGATGTTGGATAGATACAGATAACTGTAAAAAATTAATTGATGCTTTACGACACTACCATAGAAAATATATAGATAAAAATAGAGTATTCAGATCTAAGCCTGTACACGATTGGAGTTCACACGCTTGTGATGCTATGAGGTATCTAGCTTTGGGTTTGCAGGAAATTTATACTAGACAATCAGCACCACAAAGTATAGCAGATAATAGTTATAAGATTATATAAATATGGGTTCATTATTTTCACCAAAGATGCCATCGTTGCCGCCTGTACAGCCTCTACCAGAGCCGCCAAAGGCAGAGCTTTCTGAGGCAGAAAAAGCAAAAATTAAAGCGGAACAAGATGCGATTGAAAGAAGACGTAGAGGTAGAAAATCAACCATACTAACTTCTCCACTAATTGAGGAAGCTAAAGTTGAGAAGAAAACTTTACTAGGAGGTTAATATGGGTGGTGCAGTATCATCAGTATTAAAACCAATAGTTAGTGTTGCAGCTCAACCTAAACCAGCACCTACGCCTATGTATTCTGCACCTACTACAGCAGAGGTATCTCAATCTTCTGCGGCTGACGCAACAGAAACAATGACAGTAAAAAAAAGAAGAAGAGGTAAATCACCTACCATACTTACAACAGCAACAGGGGTTGAACAACCAGCAACGCTTGGAAAAGCTACGTTGCTAGGAGGGTAATATGGCTGAATCAGCTTTAGTAAAAAATCTTCTTGCAAGATTTCATAAATTAAAAACGCAACGTCAAACGTGGGAGTCGCATTGGCAAGAAGTTGCAGATTATATGTTGCCAAGAAAAGCAGATGTAACCAAGCAAAGATCTAGGGGAGATAAAAGATCAGAATTAATTTTTGACTCTTCACCATTACACGCTGTAGAATTATTATCAGCATCATTACATGGTATGCTTACTAATCCATCTGTACCTTGGTTTTCTCTAAGATTTAAAAATGTAGATTTTGTAGATGAAGATGAGGCTAACGAATGGTTAGAAGATGCTACTGAAAAAATGTATGACGCATTTAACAGATCTAATTTTCAACAAGAAATTTTTGAACTGTATCACGATCTAATTACATTTGGTACATCAGCAATGTATATTGAAGAAGATCCAGATGACATTGTTAGATTTTCAACTAGACATATAAATGAAATTTATATCTCAGAAAATAATAAAGGTAGAATAGATACAGTATATAGACATTTTAAAATTTCAGCCAGAGCTGCAATTATGCAATTTGGTGAAGAAAATGTTTCAAAGCAAATTAAATCTACAGTTATAAAAGATCCATACGAAGAAGTTTCTATCTTGCATGTAGTCTATCCAAGAGAAAATTATAATCCTAATAAACGTGATAACAAGAATATGCCATTTGCATCTTGCTACATAGAACCAGATAATAAACATGAAATATCACAATCTGGATTTAATGAGTTTCCTTATGTTGTGCCAAGATACTTAAAAGCATCGTTTGAAATTTATGGCAGATCACCAGCAATGACTGCGTTGCCAGATGTAAAAATGTTAAATGAAATGTCTAAGACAACTATTAAAGCTGCACAGAAACAAGTTGATCCACCATTATTAGTTCCTGATGATGGATTTATATTACCAGTTAGAACAGTACCAGGTGGATTAAATTTTTATAGATCTGGAACAAGAGATAGAATTGAGCCAATGAATATTGGTGCAAACAATCCATTAGGTTTAAATATGGAAGAGCAAAGACGTGGTGCAATCAGAGATGTGTTTTATGTAAATCAATTAATGATGCAACAAGGTCCACAAATGACTGCTACAGAAGTTATACAAAGAAACGAAGAGAAGATGAGATTGCTTGGACCAGTATTAGGTAGATTGCAGTCAGAATTGTTACGACCAATGATTGATAGAGTGTTTGCAATATTGTTTAGAAAAAAAATGTTTAAACAACCACCAGAATTTTTACAAGGCAAAGATATACAAATAGAGTATGTATCTCCTCTTGCTAAAGCACAAAAGTCATCAGAGCTACAATCTATTATGAGAGCTATTGAGATATTTGGTTCTTTATCAAGAGTATCACCAGTATTTGATCATGTGGATATTGATCAATTAGTTAGACATTTAGCTGACATTGTAGGAGTTCCTGCTAAAGTATTAAAATCTCAAAATCAAGTAAATGCAATACGACAACAAAAAGAACAACAAATGATGCAACAACAACAGTTAGCACAGATGCAACAAATAGCACAAGCTGGTGGACAAGTTGCACCTTTAGCAAAGGCTTTACCTGAGGAGGCACAAGCGTTAGTTAGAGGTGAAGAATAAATTTAATGGAAAAAGAATTACAGCAGTTAAAAGAGAACTATAAAATAATATTCAATTCAGATCATGGTAAAATAGTTATGACTGATCTTGAAAAGAGATGCCACTATAATGCTACCACTAACGTTAGAGGTGATAGCCATGAAAGTGCATATATGGAGGGACAACGCAGCGTTCTTCTATTTATTAAAAACATGCTGCTCAATGATAATATAAAAGGAAAATAAAATGTCAGAAGTACAGACAACTGAACAAGATGTTCAGCCTGTGAAGACAGAAAGTACACCACAGGCTACAGCTCCAATACTAAGTACAACACAACCACAAACAACAGTTGCAGGAAAAACTTGGAAAGAAGCAATATCTGAAGAGTTTAGAAACGATCCTAATATTTCTAAATTTACAGAAATAGATGCACTTGCAAAAAGTTATATCAATGCAACTAAAATGATTGGTGCAGATAAGATGGTAATACCAAATAAAAACTCAACAGAAGATCAATGGAATGATGTATATGCCAAACTTGGCAGACCACCATCTCCAACAGAATATAAATTAGATTATAAATCTGATATTATTCCAATAGATGAAAATTCTATCAAGTCATTTGCAACTAATGCACATAAACTTGGATTGAATAATAAACAGGCTCAAGGCATACTTGAGTTTTATAAATCAACTGTAGAACAATCTGCTAAAGAAATGTCAATCAATGCTGAAACTGCACAAGCTCAATCAGCAAATGAATTAAGACAAGAATGGGGTAGATCGTTTGATGAAAATTTAAGAAGAGCTGGTTCTGTTGCTAAAGCATATCTTGATGCAGATTTTTTAGATATGCAATTAAGAGATGGCACAAGAATTGGTGATCATCCTAAAATGATTAGAGCATTTTCTAAAATAGCAGAAATTACATCAGAGGATCAAATTGTAAGTTCTGAAGGTGGAAATTCTATAAATATAAAAGATGTAGAAAAAGAAATTGAAGAATTAACTATTGATAGAGATGGTGCATATTGGAATAAAAATCATCCAAATCATAAAAAAGTTGTAAATCAAGTTCTAGAACTTAGAGAAATGCTATATGGCGGAGAACAATAGTCATCTAAACGATAAAGAGTTAAGGTTAGAAATACTTAGGATTGTTATGGATTCTGGTTCTGATCAGCAGAAAAATAATCCATTGCCAATCGCTACAGAATATTATAGGTGGGTTGTTAGTGATAATAATATCACAAAAAAGAAGTAAGATAATTCAATAGAACCTTACTTGGCAGTTTGGAAAAGACAACCGACTAACAGTCGTTAAATGCAAGATAGCCTGTTTACAGGGAACTTTCTGACTTTTTTTAACTAACAAACCAATAGGAGATGACAATATGTCAAACCAAATAACTACTGCTTTTGTACAGCAGTATAGTTCAAACGTACAAATGCTGTCTCAGCAAATGGGATCAGTATTGCGTGAAGCGGTGGATGTTGAAACTATTGTTGGGAAGAACGCATTTTTTGATCAAGTAGGTAAAACTACTGCTCAATTAAAAGTATCTCGACATGCTGATACTCCACAAATTGATACGCCACATTCTAGACGAAGAGTAAGTCTTGCAGACTACGAATGGGCTGATCTAATTGATAATGCCGACAAAGTAAGATTATTGATTGATCCTACTTCTTCTTATGCAAAAGCTGCAGCAGCAGCTATGGGAAGAGCTATGGATGATGTAATTATTACAGCTTTGGGTGGAACAAGTTTTTCTGGAGAAACAGGATCTACTTCTGTTGTACTACCAGCAGCTCAAAAGCCTTTTAGTGCATCACAAACAGATGGATTAACCATAACAAAACTTTTAGAAGCAAAAAGACTATTAGATGCAGCAGATGTTGATCCATCTATACAAAGATACATTGTATGTGGACCAAAACAAATCTCTGATTTATTAGGAACAACACAAGTTACTTCTAGTGATTTCAATACAGTTAAAGCTCTAGCACAGGGTCAAGTGGACTCTTTCTTAGGTTTTAAATTTATTGTTAGCAATAGACTGGCATTTGATGCAACTAACACAGACGACAGACTAGCTTACGCATTTACTCAAGACGCTATTAAATTAGCTATTGGTCAAGATGTTATGGCAAGAATAGATGAGAGAGCTGACAAATCTTACAGCACTCAAGTTTATTACTGCATGAGCCTTGGTGCAACTAGAATGGAAGAAGAAAAAGTTGTGCAAATAGCTTGTGACGAATAATCTAACAATAGGAGAATAAAACTATGGCAAGTGTAAAAGGCGTAAACATAACAAACCTAGATGCTACTCCAGTAGTTCTATCTTCTTCAGAAGAAGTAGGTGGAAAAATAAGAGTATTCTATGACACATACGAAGCAGTATCTGTTGCAAGTGGTGATGACATCACTATTGCTAGGATTCCTGCTAACGCAACTATTCATGACGTAATTTTAAAGTGTGATGCTTTAGGATCTGGCGTTACTTTGAAAGTTGGTGATTCAGGTGATGATGACAGATATTTGTCTGTTGTTGGAACTTGGAACGTAGCTGGTCAAAGTCAATCTATGTCAAGTGGTTCATCTACAGGAGCTGCAACTACTGCGGTTACTGGTATTGGACACAGAACTACAGCTTCAACTGATATTAAAATTACTACAGGCGGTGCAACTGCTTCTGGTACTATATTTAGTTGGGTTTACTACACAGTAGAATAATACTGTTTTAAATAGTGGGGAGTAAAATCCCCACTATTAGTCATGAAAAAAATTGATCAACCAAAAACTATTTTACATTTCAAACATAAAGATTATATCTATCGTTACGTTTTAGTTGATAGATTTAAACATACATCAACACATCATCATGGGTTTGATGATAAGCTAGAGCTTACAGATAAAGAGATATTTGCATTAGTATCTCCTAGACAATTAAGACGCAAATATATTATAAAGAAAGATTAATATGGCTAGTGTTGTACAAATATGTAATAGTGCTTTAAATCAACTTGGTGCTTCAACCATATTAACTCTTACAGAAGATTCTAAAAACGCAAGACTTTGCAATGCTAGATACGAAAATGTAAGAGATGCAGTATTTAGAAATCATCCTTGGAATTGTTTAATTAAACGACAACAGATTGCAGCCGACACAGCAACTCCTGCTTGGGGATTTACAAAACAATTCACACTACCATCAGATTGCTTAAGACTACTTAGAATATTAGATTTTGATTCTGATTATGTTGTTGAGGGTAGAAAAATATTATCCAATAGTGCAACAATGAAAATTCTATATATATCAAGAATTACAGATCCAAATGAATATGATGAATTACTTAGAGAAGTTATATCATCTGCATTAGCTGCTGATATAGCTTATGCAATTACATCATCTAATCCTGTAGCAACACAAATGTATGTTTTGTATCAAGAGAAATTAAAAGACGCTAGATTTGTAGATGCAACAGAGGGACAAAACTTAGATCCAGAATTAGGAACATCGTCTATTATAGATTCAAGTACATTTATCAACTCAAGGTTTTAAGC